ATCGACGTGATGACCGACACCAAGTTCCACACGCTCACCGGCAACCTGACCGGCGCCGCGAACGCCACCGAGGCCAGCGCCGCGCTCATCAAGGCGGGCACGACCCTCGACGGCTTCTTCAGTGCCATCAAGCTGCACAGCGGCACGGTCATCGCCTACCGCAAGTAAAACCATTGAGGAGCCGCGCGATGAGCTTGCAGTATTTTCATCATAACTTCAGCACGACGGAAAAAGGCGTCATTGGCACGGCTACGTCCATCGGTTCCTCAGTGTTCAGCATGTTGCCCCACTTGGAAGCAACCCTTCGTATAGGCGGACTAATTATAGGAATTTTGGTCGGACTGGCAACGCTCATCAGCGTCCTTCACGACATCAGAAAGAAACAGAAAGAACTAAAGAAATGAGAAACTGGAAAACTACACTCCTCGGAGTCCTCACAATCATCGCAAGTCTCAGCACCGCTGGCCGCGAGTTCCTCGCCAACGGCAGCATCCCCGACCTCGGCCTCATCGCCGCGAGCCTGCTCGCCGGTTGGGGCTTGGTCATGGCCAAAGACAACAACGCCCGCCTCTGACTCCATGAGCGCCCGCGCCACAAAACTCATTGCAGTAGCGATCCTCGCCGCGTCTTGGGCTGCTCTTGCGGCTGGATGCGTGACGGTCGGCTACGACTTCATTAAGCAGCAGGCCACCGTCAGCTTCGACGCCAAGACCATCAAAAAGCCGACCAAGTGATCCCCAAGAGCCGACCACAACAAAAGCGCGACGAGACGCTGAAGCAGCTCCGCGCTGCCAACGTCAGCGATCCGGTGTGCTTGGTCGGCATTCGTGGCTACTACCGCGACTCGATGGGCGCGACTGGCAAGAACGACCGAGGCATCTACGACGACGCCATCATCCTTGTTTCGCCCAATGTCCACGCCGCCTTCAACGCCAACGTCGATCCTGCCCGCAGCGGAAAGAACCCCAAGGTCGGAAAGGGCTACGCATCGCTCAAGTCAGGTGTCTACCGCTACAAGCTGGGCAAGCACGGCACTCGGAGCGGCAACCCTTACAAGGCTCTGGTGCAGGGCGATGCAGTCACCGTCCAGCGCGACGGCGGCAAGGAGGAGACCGGCTTCTTCGGCATCAATATCCATCGCGGCGGAATCACCCGCACCAACAGCGAAGGATGCCAGACCCTGCCGCCCGCCCAGTGGCCCGCCTTCATCTCGCTCGTTGAGTCCGAGATGAAGCGCAACAACGCGAAGACCGTCAGCTACGTCCTGACTAGCCGGAAGGACATTTCCTAAACCTCTCAACCCTCATCCCTCAACTCTCAACTACCCAATGGCCAAGACAATCGGACAACTTACCCAAGCGACAACCATCAGCAACGCCGACGAGTTCGTCATTGAGCAGAGTGGGCTGACCAAGCGTGTCGCTGCATCCGTAGTGCGCGGCGGACTGGTCAATGCGGACATTGATGCGGCGGCGGCCATTGCCTTCAGCAAGCTCGCCGCACTGGACAGCGCCAACCTCCTCGTCGGCAACGGCAGCAACGTGGCGACCAAGGTTGCCGTGACCGGTGATGTGACGATCAGCAATGCCGGTGTGACAGCGATTGGCAGCGCGAAGGTGACGCCGACGATGCTGACTCAGCCGCTTACGCTGGCAACAGCGCAAAACGCTACCAGCGGAACCAGCATCGACTTCACCGGCATTCCGTCTTGGGTGAAGCGGATTACGGTGATGTTTAGCGGTATTAGCACAAGCGGAACATCAAATTATTTGGTGCAAACAGGGTCTGGCTCGGTCGCCACTTCCGGTTATTCTTCATACGCAAACTTAAATACAAATGCTATTTCAAGCATTGCTGGTTTTATACAGACGTTTAACAATGCGGCCGCCGCAGCGCACACTGGCACTTTGACGCTTACTAATTTGAGTGGAAACACATGGATAGCCGAAGGTCAAAACGGAAGATCAAGTGACAGTGGTGTAAGCTATTCCTCTGGAAGCATCGCTCTTTCTGGAGCGTTAGACCGCATCCGCTTAACCACCGTCGACGGCACCGACACCTTCGACGCCGGCAGCGTCAACATCATGTATGAGGGCTAACATCTAAATGCCCCTAGAAAGCCCCATCCTCCGCGACGGTGACGCCGGATTCGCTGGTTATGCCAGCCGAATCAATCCGGTTGCGTTGCCTGCTGGCATGCTCCAGCTCTCGGAGAACATGCGGCTGGATCGTGGAGTGGCGGTAACGCGCAAGGGTGCAAAGCGCATGGCAGACGGAATTAGCGTCACCAGCTCGCCGCTCACCGTGCCATTCGTGCTGAACCCTGCGCCCAACGCTCCTATCGTCCGCAGCGTTTATAGCGGCGGCATCTTTGCAGCGTCCGTCTACCGCTCGCCGGATCAGGTTCAGAGCGCCGAGATTGTTGTTCTGGCGGGAGCTGACAAAGCCTTCACTATTCTCTTGGACGACAACCAATCCTTCGCTGGCGTGTGGTCTGGCGGATTTCTTGTCACCGCCGCCTCGCAAGGCAGCGAAGAAATTGTAGACGAGTTCGGCAACACCATCGTCATCAGCGTTCTCCCGCAGGAGCTGGGCTACCCGACATCACCGGATGAAGTCATTGAGCCGACCGACACCGTCTCCATGGTGCAGGCCAATGACCGCCTTTACTTGCTGCGCGAAGCCGATGCCTCGCGTGTTGGCTGGGTTGTCAAGAACGTCACTACCGGCGGCATCACGGTGGCGTCCACCACGGCGACCGTGAACCTGACCGGCCACGGATTCCCTGCTGGCGCCCGCGTGCGTATCGAGGGGAGCACTGTCGCTGCCTTCGACGGCGTGGAATACGACATCGCCACGTCCTCAACGAACTCCTTCACGATTACCGTGCCCAGCGGCACCGCGACCGACGCCACGACCAGCGGTCGCACCATCCGCCGAGTGAAGGCACCTCTCTATTGGGATGGTATCGCAACATCCTTTGTCCGCAGTCCCGCAGGCGTGCCCGCCGGACTCTCGGCCACCTACAAGACCATGCGGAGCACACCTTGGGGCACCTACGTCAACAACCGCCTCGTCCTGCCGGACGGCAAGAATAACGTCCTCATCTCGGACATCCTCGACGCGAATAGCTACGATCCTTACTGGGCCTCCTTCCGCGCCGGTGCGGGCAGCAACGACTTCGTTGTCGCGGTGCATCCGTGGGTTGAAGGCAGTTTCCTTGTCTTCTGCCGTAAGTCGATATGGCTGGCCGAAGTCAACGAGTTCGCCAGCACAGACGGTTCCAGCACGGCCATCGACACAACACTCAGCAAGCTGACGCTCCTCACCGACGAGGTCGGCTGCGCGGCCCGCCGCTCCATCGCCACGGCTGGGCAGTTTGTCTATTTTCTCAGCGACTCCGGTGTCTACCGCCTCGACAGCCGCCTCGACTTAAAGCTACGCGGCGACACCAAGCCACTCAGCGACCCCATTGCGAACCAGCTCGACGACCTCAACGCGACACTCCTCAAGAACTCGGTCGGCCTCTGGTATTCTAACCGCTACTACCTTGCCGTCCCGCTGGCCGGTGCCGACAACAACAACGGCGTCTTCCTTTACAATGCGCTGAACGACCAGTGGGAAACCCGCGACATCTACGGCTTCGGCGTGGATGACTTCGTAGTGGCAACCCGCGCCAACGAGCGCCGTCTCTTCGTCAGCAACAAGGCCGGACGCCTCATGCTCCTCGACGAGATCGAGGAGGGCGACCAGTCGCCCGACGTGCAGGCCGATGTCATCACGCCGGTCCCCGGCCGCATCGTCACACGCCGCTACGGTATGGGCAGCATGAGCACAAAACGCTTCGTCCGCTCGCTCGCCGATGTCGTCCTGCCCAACACCGCATCGGTCACGGTCAAGGCCATCACGATCAACCCCGACGCCACGATCACGCTGGTGCCGGGGCAGACCAACACGTCCGGCCTCGCGGAAGACTACACGCTCAAGCAGCCCATCCGGCAAAAAGCGCATTACTGCGAACTGGAATTTCTAACCACGGCCAACCGGCCGGAAATCCGCAACGTCTCCATTGAAGCCGCAGGGCCGAGCCTGCCGCCGACTGAGACGCGCAACGCAGCTTAACAACTAAGGAGAACAATCATGGCAACAGTGACAGCAGGATATAATTGGACGAGCGGCGAGACCGTCACGCCAGCGAAACTTAACTCAGCAGCAGCTCCAACTGTCGTTGTGGCAGACGGCGAAGTAACCAACGCCAAACTCGCCACCGGCATCGACGCAAGCAAACTCACGACCGGCACGCTGCCGATTGATCGGATTGCCGACGATGCCGTCACCGATGCAAAGCTCTCACTCGCCGCCAACGCAGGTGAAATCAAAAAAGCACTCAACGCCGACAACTCGCCGCCGATTTTTGCGTGCAGGGCTTGGGTAAATTTTGACGGAACTACGTCCCCGCCGACTATCCGCGCCAGCGGCAATGTGTCGAGCGTCACAAAAAATGGCACCGGCGACTATACCGTCATGTTTACCACGGCTATGCCGGACGCAAACTACTGTGTTACTGGGTCTGCTGTTTTAACAACGACATCAGCTCTCCCAAGAATAATGGCTCCAGTGGCGACAACTGCATTTTCTACAACTAACTGCCAAGTTTATACTTCAAACGACGCGGGAGCATTTAACGACTGTGCCGTGGTTTCTGTCGCCATCTTCCGATGACTCCATGCCAACGCGCAAAACACTAACCACTCACTAACATGGCAAAAAAGAAATCCAAATCAGCACCGGCACAAGCCGAGCCGCTTAACTACGGCGCGCTCATG